AGAGGTTGATATTTTAGATAAGAAAGGTGTTAAATCAAATGTTGTTGTGTTTTGTCCATCTATTTTATATGATAAAAATACCTGTATATTACCATCTCCAGATGATTGAACACTTATCTCAGCTTGATTTATATCCTCTATCTGTTCTACTATAGTTCTTAAAGTATCTGTTCCATCTGTAGATTTTAAATCCTCTTCGTTAGCATCTATATCTCTTTCAAATAAAATCATTCTTTCAGAATTTGATCTGCCAACGGATACGATTCCATTTCTAATTGTTTTTTGATTTTGTTGAACTACATCAGCATTTATCATTCCGCCTAACTGCCCAGTAATAATTTTTTCAGCAATTCTATCTAAAATAGTTTCTATTCTATTATTGATTTGTTGTTCTGTTAAAGCCATAACCTATTTCCTTTTTACTACAAATTCAAAATCATCATCAAAAATTTGTTCTTGTTCATCGTTGTATTTTAATTTTAATTGTATTTTATAAACTCTATTGGGATAAAATCCATCTAACCATTGATTGAAAAACATACCCTCAGAATCTAAACTCATAGATGTA